GATTGATGGGGGAAGCGGGCGCAGAGGCCATCATGCCGCTGAGCCGTGGTGCGGATGGTCGGCTGGGCGTGCGCGCGCAGGCGGGGGGCGGGGCGGTCAGTGTGGTGATGAATATCACCTCGCCCGATGTCGAGGGGTTTCGCCGCTCGCGCAGTCAGGTGGCCGCGGAAGTCGGGCGCGCGTTGGCCCGTGGACAACGCAACAGGTAGCAGGAGAAAGCCATGTCATTTCACGAGGTCCGTTTCCCCGCCAGTCTGAGCTTTGGCTCGGTCGGGGGGCCAGAGCGGCGCACCGAGATCGTCACCCTTGCCAACGGCTTTGAGGAACGCAACACGCCTTGGGCCCATGGGCGGCGGCGCTATGATCCGGGGCTGAGCCTGCGCTCGCTTGACGATGTCGAGACATTGATTGCGTTTTTCGAGGCCCGACAGGGGCAGTTGTTCGGGTTTCGCTGGAAGGATTGGGCGGATTTCAAATCCTGTGCGCCGTCCCGCACGCCCGCCCATGACGATCAGGTGATCGGGGTGGGTGACGGGCAGGGTGCCACGTTCGCGCTGTCCAAGCTTTATGCCTCGGGGGGGGCCGAGTATCTGCGCCCCATCGCCAAGCCGGTTGCGGGCAGTGTGCGCATCGGGATCGAGGGGGGCGCGTTGCAGGAGGGGGCCGGATTTTCGGTCGATGCGACGACAGGAACCGTGACGTTGAGCGAAATCCCCTATGAGGGGGCGGTGATCACGGCGGGGTTCGAATTTGACGTGCCGGTGCGTTTTGACACGGACCGGATACAGACCTCGGTGGCGAGTTTCCGGGCGGGCGATGTGCCCAATGTGCCAATCCTTGAGGTGCGGGTGTGATGGCGGTGAACGAGGCGCTGGGCACGCATCTGTCCACGGGTGTCACCACGGTTGCGCGGGCTTGGGCGATCAGCCGCGAGGATGGTGTGCAGATGGGGTTCACCGATCACGACTGCGCGCTGGAGTTCGAGGGGATCCGGTTTGAGGCCTCGGGTGGGATGACGGCATCGGCCTTGCAGCAAAGCACGGGTTTGTCGGTGGACAATGCCGAAGCGACCGGCGTGCTGAGCCATGACAGTTTGAGCGAGGGCGACATCGAGGCGGGGCGGTTTGACGGGGCCGAGGTGCGGATCTGGTATGTGAACTGGGCCGATGTCTCGGCGCGTCAATTGTTGTTTCGCGGCTATATCGGCGAGATCCGTCGCTCGGGGCAGCGCTTTGAGGCGGAGCTGCGTGGTCTTGCCGAACGGCTGAACCAGACGCGGGGTCAGGTTTATCAGGGGCCATGCCCGGCGATTTTGGGCGATGCGCGCTGTGGTGTGGATGTGAGCGTTGCGGGCTTTGGCGTGGATGCTGAGATTGCCGAGGTTGGGGACGCGCGCGTGCTGCGCTTTGCAGGGCTGGACGGGTTTGAGGCGGGGTGGTTCGAACGGGGCCATGTTGCCCTGTTGAGCGGGTCTGGCACCGGATTGAACGGGTTGGTGAAGCGCGATGTGATGGTTGGTGACCTGCGCGAAGTGGAGCTGTGGCAATCCATCGGTGCGGAGATCGCGCCGGGCGATCAGGTCCGGTTGGTCGCGGGATGTGACAAGCGGGCCGAGACCTGTCGGCTGAAGTTCAGCAATCTGGTGAATTTTCGCGGCTTCCCCCATATCCCGGGCGAAGACTGGCTGATGAGCTATCCCAAGGCGGGGGGGCGCAATGATGGGGCCAGCCTTGTCGATTTCCGCAACACCAAGGTGTTCTCGTGAGCGGGGCGACGAAGCACCGGGTGGTGGAGGAGGCGCGCCGTTGGATTGGCACGCCCTATGTGAATCAGGCTGCGTGCCGCGGTGCGGGGAGCGACTGTCTTGGTTTGATCCGGGGCGTTTGGCGTGCGCTGCATGATGGGCAGGAGCCAGAGGCCGTGCCCCCCTATAGCGCGGATTGGTCCGAGGCGGCGGGGGATGAGCGTCTGTGGCGCGCCGCGCAGCGCCATCTGAGCGCCAAGCCGGTTAGTGCGGCGGAGATTGGGGATGTGCTGTTGTTTCGCATGCGCAGTGGCGGGGTTGCAAAGCATCTTGGCATTGCGTCGCGCATTGGGCCTGCGCCGCATTTCATTCATGCGTTCAGTGGGCATGCGGTGTGCGAGAGCGCCCTGACCCGGCCATGGGCCCGGCGTGTGGTGGCGCGTTTTTCTTTTCCTGACAGGAGCAGCTGATGGCGACGATTGTATTTTCCGCAGTAGGGGCTGCGCTGGGCGCCAGTGTGGGGGGCTCTGTATTGGGGCTGTCATCGCTGGTCATTGGGCGGGCGATTGGGGCGACGGTGGGGCGTGTCATTGATGCGCGCATTCTTGGGGCGGGCTCGGATCCGGTGGAAACGGGCAAGGTGGATCGGTTCCGCCTGTCGGGCGCCAGCGAAGGTGCGGCGGTGCCCCATGTGATGGGCGCTATGCGGGTGCCGGGGCAGGTGATCTGGGCCAGTGATTTTCTGGAAGGCACGCGCACCAGCGGCGGTGGCAAGGGCACACCCAAGCCCAAGGTGACTGAATACAGCTATTCGGTGTCTGTTGCGCTGGCGCTGTGCGCGGGCGAAATTTTGCGCGTGGGCCGGGTGTGGGCGGACGGGGATGAGATTTCGGCCAGTGATCTGACGATGCGGGTTTATACCGGGACGCAGGATCAGTTGCCCGACCCACGGATCGAGGCGGTGGAAGGCACGGGAATGGTGCCGGCCTATCGCGGTGTGGCCTATGTGGTGATCGAGGATCTTGAGTTGGCCCCCTTTGGCAACCGGGTGCCGCAATTGTCGTTCGAGGTGATCCGCCCGGCCCGTCCTGACGCGCGGGATGAGGCTGAGACGGTTTGGGGGGGGACGCGCGCGGTGGCCCTGATCCCGGGCACAGGGGATTACGCGCTGGCCAGCACTCCGGTTTACGGTGCGGGCGCGTTGGGGGGGGGGCACAGCGTTCAACGTCAATGCGCCCGGTGAGGGCACGGATTTGATCCAGTCGCTGAACACGCTGGGCGAAGAAGTGCCCAATTGCGGCTCGGTGTCACTGGTTGTCAGTTGGTTCGGGGATGATCTGCGCTGTTCTGATTGCCAGGTGCGTCCGATGGTGGAGCAAAAGGACGTCGAGGGCGAGCAGATGCCCTGGACCGTCAGCGGGCTCAGCCGCGACACGGCGCAGTTGATCGGTCAGGTCGAGGGGCGCCCGGTTTATGGCAGCACGCCCAGTGATCAATCGGTGATCGAGGCGATCAAGGCGATCAAGGCGACGGGCAAGGAGGTGATGTTTTATCCCTTCTTGTTGATGGATGTTCTGGCGGGCAATTCAAAGCCCGACCCATGGAGCGACGCGGATACGCAGCCACCCTTGCCCTGGCGTGGACGGATCACTGCGAGTGCTGCGCCGGGGCGTCCGGGAAGTCCGGATCGCAGCGCGGCGGTGCAGGGCGAGTTGGACCAGTTTCTGGGAACGGCCCAGCCGGGCGATTTCATGCCCGCATCCGACACGGTCGGCTTTGGTGGCGCGGCACAATGGTCGTATCGCCGGTTCATCCTGCATTATGCCCATCTGTGCGCTCTTGCCGGCGGGGTCGAGGCGTTTTGCATCGGTTCCGAAATGCGCAGCCTAACGCAGTTGCGCGACGGGGCCGGCGAATTTCCAATGGTCGCCGCCCTGCGCACCCTTGCCGCAGACGTTCGCGCAATTCTGGGGCCAGAGACCAAGATCAGCTATGCCGCCGACTGGTCCGAATATTTCGGCTATCACCCGCAGGATGGCAGCGGCGATGTTCTGTTCCATCTGGACCCGCTTTGGGCGGATACCAATATCGATTTCATCGGGATCGACAATTACATGCCCTTGTCCGATTGGCGCGATGGCGAAGACCACCAGGATGCACATTGGGGCAGCGGGCATGAGCGCGCCTATCTTGCGGCCAATGTCGAAGGTGGCGAGGGGTACGATTGGTATTACCCCACGAAGGCGGCGCGTGATTTGCAGCTGCGCCAACCCATCCGGGATGAGGCGGAGGGCGAGGACTGGGTCTTTCGCTATAAGGATATGCGCAGTTGGTGGTCATTGCCCCACCACGAGCGCATCGGCGGGCAACGTCAGAGTGTGGCCACGGGGTGGGAGCCGCGCTCCAAGCCGATCTGGTTCACCGAAATCGGCTGTGCGGCCATCGACAAGGGCACCAACCAGCCCAACGTGTTTCTGGATGCCAAGTCATCGGAAAGCGCGCTGCCGTATTATTCGTCGGGGCATCGCGATGACCTGATACAGGCGCGATACCTTGAGGCTTTGTATGGCTATTGGGGGGACGCGGCGAACAATCCGTATTCCGAGATATATGCCGGCGCGATGATCGACATGGCCCATGCACATGTCTGGGCATGGGATTCGCGTCCCTATCCGTATTTCCCGTCCAACCGCGATTTGTGGTCGGACGGGGCGAACCATGCGCGGGGGCATTGGCTTTCGGGGCGTGTCGGGGTGCAGGCGCTGGGCGATGTGGTGGCCGAAATCTGCGAGGCCAACGGTGGGGCGTCGTTCGATGTGTCTCGGGTACAGGGCAGTTTGCGGGGCTATGCGTT